CTTTTCGCTAGCACTGGAGGAGGTATTTGATGAAGCAAAAATTAACCGCGTCTTCTGCGAGTGGGAACACTTCCCATCAGCGGTTCTCAAAAAGCACTGGCCGAACGGGACATTTTACGGCGACATCGCCAACCTTGTTGCCGACACCGAACGCACTGGATTACATAAACCCGAGAAGTCTAGAGGCTCTCAGGAGGGCGAAACAGAAAGGAGGTTGCCGCAATATGAAAGACTTGGTATCGCATCCGCAGGAATACGGGGTGGAGCTAGGAGCGACAAAAACGAAACGCTCACTATTCTTACAGGAGGCTTCCCCTGCCAGCCATTCAGCCACGCAGGACGAAGAAAAGGCACGGCAGATGACCGCTACCAGTGGCCAAACATGT